GGGTTGATCAGGCGCAAGAGGATGCGGAGACTGCAACATCTGGTTTAATAATACCAGGAATTGCTGCATTGACGACTGTACTTGTCCGACCATTCTGAAAGGAAATCCTTTCAACATTTCGGCACGTTCGGATTCATTTTTATCAGGGAAAAGGTATTTAAGAGCTTCGACACTCTCCACACCTAGTTCCTGCATGTTCCGAACGACCATGGACTTCTGCAAGACGTCGTAAGCGGTGTCTTCGTAGACATCGCCTTGGTACCTGTAGCTGACGTTGCGGTCGCCATCTTCAGGAATACCAATAACGCCCCTAGGCACCTTATTTTCGGTAAGGGCCTTCTGCATTTCTTGGTTTAACTTTGCTTCGAAGCGGAAAGTTGCCTTTTGGAACCTTTCAATCGACTCTTCAGTAGGTTCTTTCGGTGGTTTTGGCTCTTTGATGCCAGTTGCGGCAATAAATGACTCTCTAAAGATGTTTTCCTGGTGGAAAATCATCATTTCGAGCAAAGCGCAGAAACCGTAAGTCAGGAAGCTCTTATTCTTCCTTGTTGCGGTCGCTTGAGCCCTACCCATCAAGCCTTTAATCTCTGTAGCCGTTGCTCCGGCTGAAATAGAGATTTCGTCCACACCGCCTAGGGCTGTACGGATCTCTTCTCGTAAAAGAAGCGCATAACGGTTCATATCACCGCTAATCGGGTCCGGAGTCATGTAACCGACTCGGTCCGAAGGCTCCACGTTGGCAATAATGCGTGGAACACGCAATCCGCCGCCCATAGACGAGCCAAATGGCTCACTTACACGCGTGGAAGGAGTGTTTTGACCGGCAAAACCCGACTGAGAGCTAATTGTTGGTCGGAAAGTGTTGCCTGCGTCCGAAGCTTCGACCAGATCGGACCTAGGACGACTAGAAATCAGCGTTGGGTTGCCGAAAAACTCAATATTCTTCGAAATATTCTTGATCATCTGGTCATGAAGCACAATTTGCTCCATGAAGGGGTCGAAATCACCCTCTCCTTCAGTACCACTAGCGTTTGGTTTGTTTAAAACCTCAACTGCGGGCACAAAGCCGAGAGAATTAGGTCTTTTCTTCTCTCCGTAAAGGACTCCAGTCGGTTCAAGCTCAAAACTAAGCTCTGTATCTGACTCAGCTTCAGCAATCTCCTCTGCAGTGATGCTTAAACGGACGTAACGCTTGTTCTGACCGTAAACATCACTAGGTAAGCCCAGATTACTGTTCTTTACCTTGTAGTCGTAGAGAATAACGACCTCTTCAATCTGACCATTAGCGTCGTGGAAGACTCGGTACTGCTTCTTATTAAAGAAATAGATCTGATATTTAAGTTTTGGATCGGGTCGGAAGTAGAAAAGCCCACAACCGTCGATTAAGAAGTTACGAATAATGGCTGGAAAACGAATATCGAGTCTGTTTAACTCAATAACATCGCTTAAAAACTTAGTTCGACTCTTATAAGTATCTTGATCGCAGTAAAAAGACAGACCCTTTTTGATCATCAAAAGGGTCATCTGTTGAAGGTGGCTTAAAACCACCATCGTCGCTGCTTGGTTAGAACGATCCTGAGTGCGGGCTGCCTCTAGGATCTCTTCAAACTGGCTTCGTACGTCAGTTGTCATTATTTATTAGACCCTCAGCTGGCGGGCAGAAGGTAATCCCGTACTCTTTCTATTCTAAGGGCAGGTTCTGGAAGGTCAGATACTGGGTAGGTGGTAATAAGGTGATCTTTACGACCTAACATATCTGTATTGCCTTCTTCAGGCACAAAGTCCTCACACTTTTTCTGAACGTCTGGTTTATCCCAGATGTAATATTCTGCGATAGAGCGCAGCTTAGTCTTACGTTTATCTGCGTCACCCATCCAGCTAAGGTGCCAACCAGCGTCTCTGTTACCGACGTAGACGTTATTGGTCGTAGCTCGAAGCGCAGACAAAGTTCCAAAATTACGGAGCTGACCAACCGTGGAAGCTGTACCGCAACGCCAATCAAACTTCTCACCTTTAGGTGAAATCAGCTGACGATCAGCGCGTCCATAGTGCATAGACATGCTGAGACGCACAGTCTTATCCTCGTTATCGAGAACCGCTTGTTTAATTTCCTCTAGCTTCTCAGGGTTAGTGATCTCGTCGCAGTCACTGCAGATAAAGAAGGTATCGTCAGGCATCATGAAAAGAGCGACGCTGAGGGCATCTCTCTGCCCACGCTCTCGGATCCAAGGGTCTGGGGCTTCTTCGTAAGGCGGTAGTTCGACGTGCAGGACTTGAATCTTGTCCTCAGGGAGACCAAGCTCGCGAATAGTGTCGAGACAGGTGAAAGGCTTCTCCTCTCCCCTGTGAGTCATGTTCGCATCAGTAATAAGGAAGCCATCTACGTGGTCCTCCAAAGTACGGATGCGAAGCTCAAGTAGTTCTTTCTCGTTGAAATAAGGAAAGCAATCTAACAACATGCTGACACGATTAGATGTCTTACGATACCACGGTTTTACATGTCGGCTACTTCAGCCATCCGAGTCTTGGCTTGGTTTAGCAAATAGTTTTTAGTGCGGTCAACGTTCTCGTTCTCGTCATCGAACTGAGCTTCCTGGACTTGCCCAGGGCTCTCAGGTTCCTCAGGAGGCGTGGGGCCGTTCAGCTCTTGATCAAAACCACTCTGCACGTAAGAGTCAAACTCTTCGGTTGGTTGTTGATCAGCGCGACGCTGACTATTCGCAGCTTTTACTGCGTCGGCGTAACGACCCTTAAAGATGTCGCCGTAATCTTCGAAATTGTTCATCAGAAAAGAACGTTAACGAGTTGAATGTTTCCGCCGCTGATGGTGGTAAAGCCGCCAGTAAGCGTAGGGTCGCTAGCGAAACCGGAAAATGGAATCATCTGCCCCTGAGCGTCATTCATCTCAAGATAAACTTGCTCAGCGTTATCGGTAGCTTGGACCCTGATGGCACGGCAAGTGGGAAAAGTTTTCTGACCGGCAAGAGGGCTCCACAGAAAACCACTCGCGTAAGACAGGTCAGCGACCTGCCCGTACACCGTACCAAATGCGCGAATGTCCATTACTGAATATTTTTATTCAGTCTACTGTATATAAACTGATCAGCTTATCCAGGTACCACCTAGCTTTCTTCAAGTCCTCCACACCGTTCTTGAACTGGAAACGCCAGATGTATTTGAAGCAAGCGAGCTGACAGTAAGACTTAAGACCCTCAACACCAGCAGCAGCCTGCATGGCGTCGAAGCACTCAATATCACCTTGCGTATAGTGAGCAGGATGATTAACGGGGTCCATAACTAAACATGTCGTCTAGGGTGATCGTATTGTCTTTGGCGTAAAGCTGCTTCGAATACTTAATATCTAAATGCCTCACAAGCCCGCACGGGTGGATTCGCAGGTCGCCATCCAGGTTCATCAAAGGAACAACGCGGCGGTGTTCTTGCCCTGGCTTAAGACCTTCGAAAGCGAGACCCATCGAGCTTCTGTCAGCTATAGGCCAGTTTCGCTTACCGATAACTTCGTAACTTGAGCGTGGGTCACAACTACGACTAGAGATATATTTCTCAGCATCCTGCTGATCGAGAATCATGAGACCAGAGTAAGGATTACCCAGAGAAGTAAAACCAGCGAAGTTAATATCACAAGGCAAGATCTTGAAACCGCAGTCGTAACCTATTTCGCCCCAGACAGATTTAGTCTCTCGGTCAAGGTTCCAAGTTTTATAGTTATCGAAAGGTATATCAATATCGTTGAAGTGCTCATACCTGCAGAACCCTGGTTCAAGGTTTAAAGGTCTTAGTTTCTCTTTGTAGTCCTTCCAGTAACCAAATTGTTCACTACTGAATAACATATCGTTCTCCGAATACATGTAGTAATCGAAGTCCTTATTCAGCACTCTTCGTGCAAACTCTTCTTTGTGTGCCCAACACAAGTAGTACCCCTCGAACTCAGGCGCAGCTACAACCACGCTGGTTTGCTTTAAGGAGCAGTGCGATCCGACAATTAGAGAGAACTCGTCGAGATCATGTTTGTGGTCATGATCTATAAAGAACTCAACGTAGACGTCAATAGGAATAGTTTCGTAAGACCTTAAAACAGCAAGGGTTTTTTCGATCCGTGCAAGGGGGTCGTGCGCAGTGACTGCGATGTAGATCTTTTCCATCAATATTCGATGTTGTAATTACCTCGTTTCTGTAGGTAAGCGATTAAGTGAGTGTATGCGTCGAGTAGGTCATCGTGAGAAGTAGCACCGACGTTAAGCAACTGATCGTGAAGGGCATCAAACTTCCTGAACTTATTGAATGTTACTTTCTTGTTTTCTAGTAAACCAAGCGTGCCTCTAAACCGTGCGACTTTGTCACCACGGAATCCCTTGACCTCGTGGATGTGTAAGTTCCCTAAACCGCGCTCATCTAACAAGACCCTCTTAAGGTCAGCAGCTAGAGAAGCCTGGTAGGCAACCGCTTCAACAACCAGAGTAACGGTTGAATAAGTAGGGAAATATTGGTCTCCTTGGAGTTCGAGAATGCCCCACTCGACAAGCATGTCGCACAAAAGATCGATTTTTTCGAGGTTGCCAATCGATCGAACCTGATGAGCGTCGATAATGAAGTACTTATCTTTCAAGCGACCGCCGAGAACGAAGGCTGTGTAATCAGATGTCTCGTTCTTACTTGCCGAAAGGTCAATACCTACAGCGAGTGAGTCGAATTCAGTCTCCACTTCGCCCTTAATGAGTAAGTCCGGCGAAAGCACAAGATCTGACGTCATGACTGGCTGCTGTTGGTACTGGTACGCAAAAGCCACCGGGTCGAGTTCTTTCTGTCCTAGTAGATACTTAACACTCCACTGCTCAGGCCAGTAACTGACTGGTTCGCCTTCTTTGTCATAAGTAAGCGCTTCTTGAGCAACCTGCTTCCACCCCTTCTTCGGAACGAACATAGTTTTGTGGATGTCGAGTGGATGGAACCGTGTACCCAGGCAAATACACCGACCGCCTTCGAAGACAATCGGTGCAATAACTGAAGACCAGTTGTTGTTCATCTCGTCTCGAACCGCAGGGTTCTTAATATCCGAGCTTGATTTAATAGGGTCATCCACGATGACTAGGTGCGCACGTTTAGAGGTAATTGAACCTCGAAGACCAGCTGCACGAAGTGTGAATTCTTCGTCGCCTACTCGCTGGATACCTGCGTAGTCAAAGTCAATCGACCAACCGATATCGCTCTGCATACCGGCTCGCAGCTTCACTTTCGGAAAGATCTTCTTGAAAGTGGTGGAGTCGATAATCTGCTTAATAATTCGACTCTTAGGAATAGCCGTTGCGATGTTGTATGAGCAGTAAATGATCTGAAGAGGGCGCCCATCAGTCGTGTGTCTGCCGATGACCCACGCGGTGAATAGGTTCAGAACGGTCGACTTAGCTGAACCTCGCGGGCTGAGAATATCTAAGTTTGGACCAGCTATATCTAACAGATACTTGTTACTTTCTCCTGTAATAAGTTCCCTGTGCCACTCAAGCATGTGGGCAGCTGGAGGTTTATCCAAGAGAGTACAGAACGTCAGGAAGTCATTCTGTGCTCTAGAAAATACACTATCGATACCAGAGTCGTCTTTATCAACTGCTTTCTGTGCTCTGTTCTTAAGCGCACGACGATATGCAAAGGTCTCTCTACTAGGCATCTTCTAAAAGTGCTTATATACTGTTATCGAAATTCTAACCCTGTATGGCAAAGATACTCTGGTACGGAGACGCTGTTTCAAACACAGGGTTTGCTCGTGTGTCGCACAGTGTATTAGAGCACCTGAGCAAAGACCATGAGGTAGTTGTCTTTGGTATCAACTACACAGGGGATCCTCACGAATACCCTTTTAAGATTTATCCAGCAGCAGCACTTAACCCTGCTGATCGATTCGGCGTGGGACGCATCCACCAAGTTATTGAAACAGAAAGACCTGATTTTGTCTTCTGCCTTAACGATCTCTGGATCGTCAATCAAGTGTGGGAGCGAGTGCACCTCCTCAAGAGCGCACTGAAATTTAAATTTATTGCTTATTTCCCCACCGATTCGGAGTGGTACCCACTCTCGATGCTTCGGTACATCAAAGACTGGGATTTCGCGATTACGTTCACGATCCAGCAAGCACAGCGCATCATGGCGCATGGTGTTCAACCGAAGAAGCTTGGGGTTATCCCCCACGGTTTAGACGAAGGTAAGTTCTTCGAGATGGACAAAGCCCAGGCACGAAAAGCGCTGGGGCTCCCCTTAGATAAATTCATCGTCTTTAACGGAAACCGTAACCAGCCCCGCAAGCTGATTGATCAAACGATCAAAGCTTTTGCTGAGTTCGCTGTAGGTAAGAAAGACGTCATGCTCTTCCTAAACATGGGAGAGAAAGACCTGGGTTGGGCTGTAAGGGAACTGTTCGAAACTGAGATGCGTCGTAGAGGAGAAGATCCCACGCAGAAACTCGTCCTTACGCCAAACATGAATTACATGAAGGCTCCCCCGGACAGTTACCTGAATACCATTTACAACGCTGTGGACGTCGGCATCAACACCGCTAATGGTGAAGGTTGGGGTCTTGTGCCGTTCGAACACGCCTTGTGTAGGAAACCTCAAGTGGTTCCCGAACACACTTCATGTAAAGACATCTGGAAAGGCAAAGGTCTTTTGATCAAGATCGGCGCGTGGATTACAGACAAGGATCTTGGAGTAGAGCGAGGAATTATCGACTTCAAGCACGCAGCGGAACTACTCAACGATCTTTACGAAGACGAAGAGTATCGCGAGATGATCGCAAATCAGTGTTACGAAGTTACGCAAAACCCCTCCTATAGGTGGGAGAAAGTTGCTGAAGGATTTACCAAAGCGATGGAGGTGATCTGATGACTACCCAACATCCCCGTTACGCTGCTTCACTCACTTACTTAGAACACCCTCTCAAAGGAGACTCTTACTCTGGCTACCCGACTGTCTACGAACAAGCAGAGCGTATCGGAGGAAAGTTCACTCGAATTCGTTGGGGCTTACCTGATCAAGCTATAGCTAACTTCAGCCCTTGTTTAATCAGTGAGCACGGGCATCGTCTCCTCGCTTTCCGAAGTCAGCCTGAACCTTTTGTATTCAGGTACGACCAAAAATATTTCTACTACAACAACACTCCCACAGATGTTTATATCGGGGAGTTAGTTTCCGACGACACGATACTTGGCGCTCGCAAGATCAGGTCTGCGCCGCACCGCCTCAGCTACGAAGATCCTCGTTTGTTTAACGCACCAGACGGAGAACTTTACTGTCAGTTCGTAACCAGCTCTTACGCGACGAAGTGGGATAACTCCCCACACCTGATGGTTAATGCACCGAAGATCTGCGTGGGACAGGTAACGTCATTCGGTGAAGTAGTCGATTGTGTTTACCCTCCTGCAGGACAAAACCTTGAGGCAGGCAAAACAGAGAAGAACTGGTGTTTCTTCACAGACGAAGAAGAACTCAAACTTCTTTATTCGACGATTCCCTTAACGATTAAAACCCCTGGCAAACCCGATAAAACTATCGATTCTGATTGCCTTAAGAAGCTTGTTGGAGAGTACCCAACATTTAACTCAACTGCCCCGATCAAGATCGGAGACGAATGGCTTGTGTTCTTCCATTGGAAGTACATGGCTTTCGATGCTCAACAACAGCTGACTTATCTTCTTTATCACCTCGGGGCTTACACGCTCGACGAAAAGATGACGAAGATAACCCGCCAGTGCACAGAAGCTATCTTCAGCGGTTCTACCAACGACAAGTTGATCTGGTGGACTGATGTCAGTGGTCAAGCTGTGTCGAAACAACCCGCTTGTGTTCTTCCCTTTGGAGGGATTTACGACGAAGACACTGAGTGCATCGAGATGCCTCTAGGCGTCAATGACTCGTTTATGGGCATCTTCCGTTGCCCTCTCGTCAACATCTTGGCTCTACTAGAAGAGGTTTAAGACTTCTCTTCTCTTTCGATAGTCGACCAGACCACCATCGATGCTTCCTCTAAGAGGTCAGCCATCGTTGGTGCGTCTTCGAAAGTATTAAGCAATTCACGTAAGCAACGATCTGCACCGGCAAGTAACAAGCCACGGCGATCAAGACCATCCGTCAGCTGTCTAACTGCTTGGATGTGAGAGCGGAGTTCCTTTTGCAGGACTGAGATTTTGGTTGCTGCTGTGGCGTGATCAAGCATCCCAGTAAGGGTCATTTGACGCACGTTGCCAATATCCTCTCGAATAGAATCAATTTCGATCAGAAGGATTTTGCGTAAATCCTGCTTAGGGTATTTCTCCTGGATATAAGCAGTGATATCCGAAATAGATCCTTCATACCCTGGACGCATAAAGCGAGCAAACAAGTAAGCTTCGATCTCACTCGTAGCGTTCTTTGCGTGGTGTAGAAAAGAATCTTTTTGTGTCTTGTCGAGCGACTGAAGCCAGTCAGCAACTGTGTTTTCAGTCGTTGTGTCGATCATCCGAAGTAAGCGTTACCGGCCATCACCCGACCCATCGAACGATTGCGTAAGTCGTCCGTAGCCATGGCGTTTGCACGGATCTTAGCGATGTCGCCTTTAACTTTAGCTTGGTTCCGGGTCAGATCTCCCATGATGTCTTGGTCACCAAGTGCCAAGGAACCAGCAATTCGCTGAGCATTAGAAGCTAAGTTTCCGCGAATGCTTTGCTCGCCCACAGACAGAGCGTTCCTTACGTTCTGCTGCCCAAGAGCTAAGCGGCTCTGAATATCTTGTTGACCAAGGGCCAAGTTACCTTCAGTAGATGCTCGGGTAGCAAGCAAACCGCCAAGAGTATCTGCGTACTTCTGAGCAATGTTTGTCTTAGCTCCTTCCTGCAGAGCCCGCAGACCAATATTGGTCGTAGCGAGATTCTCAGCTAAACGATTATCTTGGTTCAGCATTGCGCTGCCTGCTTGAGCAGCAAATGCAGGATTAAGAAGCTCTAGCTGAAGTTTTGCATTACCGGTCTGTTCAGCAAGACGCTGACCAGCACCAATCATCCCCGACACTTCACCCATCTGAAGTTGTCGAGCGCCACTAGAATCTTTAGCTGCATCAGCCAAGATAGTCTTCTGACCAGAACTCAGGCCCTCTCCATAGAGGCCCATAGCACCGATATTTGCACCAGACTGATTAGTGAAACGTAAACCAGCCAGTGTCAGCGGAACATTAGCCGCTGCTGCTTCCGTGCCGTACTTAGCAAAGAAGTCGTAAGGATATTGTTGGTAACCGTACTGACCGCCTCCAGTACCCTGAGGTGCCTGAGCTTGTTGTTTACCTCCGGAATCCAGAGCGCTGATACCCCCAGCAAGAGCTGATCCAGCAGCGGCACCTCCAGGTCCAGCAATAGCACCACCGACAATCGGAGCTGCGACCTTCGCAATGTTCTTAACGCCGTCCCAAAAGCTCATGATTAGTTAACCGGTGAACCAGGTTTAAATGCAGTCATGGCCTGCTGAGTAGGTCCTGCTAAAGCACCCAACACGTTGGCATTAGGAGTAGCAGATAAATATGCTGCTTGTAGCATAGATGAGCCAAGAACAGCGTCACGTTTAATCTGTTCGTTGGTGACGCTGCGCCAAGCATCAATCACCTGTCGACGGGTAACTTCCCGTCCTTTCTCCATCGCATAGCGTTGGTTGATCGCATTGATCTCTTTCGTTGCCGCGAGATCTTGATCGATCATCGTCTGGCGACGCTCGGGATCCATCGCATCGCGAAGAATCGAAGCTAAGTCGCCACGGAGATTACCGACTTCTCCTTGAGCTTGAGAGACTGTGGGCAGAATCTGAGTTGACTCTTCGTCACTAATACCAGGATCAACCGCAGGAATTAGAGGGTTGTCTCCAGGTTCTTCGTATGCAGGACCCAAACCAGGAGGGTTATCAGACCCCGCACCGTTGGGTTGACTGGTTTGAGTTTCCCCTTGAGCGTTGGGGTAAAGATTACGCAGTGGGTTACTCAGATAAGGGTTGTCTGCTCCACCAGGAAGAATGCCGCCAATCCTTTCGTCAATCTCTCCATAAAGTTCAGGAGCGACGAGGTTCGCACCGCCTGCGACAGCAGCACCCAAACCAGCAAGACGTAAGAACTCTCCGAGAAAACGAGCCCCTTTATTACGGCTAGTGCGCATACCTTCAGTAACACTCGGTCGAGTCCGAGAACGACTAGGAGCCTCTGATTCGTTAACAGTCACGCGTGGAGGAGAGCTGTTAGCTCTGGGATCTCCAGGTGTATCAAATCCAGTGGTAACAGGCATGATCAGAAACCTCGTGCGACTTCAGTAGCAGAACCTTCACCACCGATAGTGCGGCGGCCCAGGATCTTATCAATGGCAGTATCAATGTTGCCTCCCATAGCTTGGAGGCCGGTGCCCACGGTGTTGTACATCGAAGGTACAGCTGAATACTGACCTTGGATGTTCGCCATAGCCCGCTCACGCGCACCAGCTTCAGCCATGCGTTGTGCAGACTGCTCAGAGAAGAAGCGACTGAGATCCTGGAAATCAATCGGATCACCAGCATCAATGCCGACGCTTCGCAACCTTGCTCGGTTGTAGTTCTCCTGATTAATCGCTGTAAACAACTGATTAATATCTAACTGAGGAGAAGCGTATCCTTGGTTTGAAACTCCACCAGACTTAGGAGCTTGGTCCTTAAACAGCTGTGGAATAAGATCAATTAACTTATCTAAAGTCAGTGCTGTTGCGGTGGGGCCAAGCCCTGCAGCCAAAGGTCCAGCCATTACACAGCTCCTGGTTTATCGTAAGCGGTTCCGCTTAACGGTTTCTTGTTGAATTTTAGTTCATTTCCGTCTGGAGTCATTGGCATCACCACGTCTTTTTGTTGTGCTGATGGTATTGCAGCGGTTTGAGGGAAATTAGACGCTAAGTAACGACGTAAAAAGTCGTTAGGACTCATCTGAGGTGCTTCCCTCTTTACATCACGCTCACGAAGTTGTGCTTGTCTAGTATTCATCAGCTCAACTGTTGGAACTGAACAGAGGGAGGAATATTGTTGCTAGAAGGTGCGTTGAGCATTGAGTAGTTAGCACCCAGGTTCGGGGTGTCATACTCAGCAGGACGCTGTGCAGAAAGCTCGTCCATATGCATATCACTCTGCCCTTCAAGAATCTCTAGAAGCTGCAGCATCTCGTCAATGAGTTCAGGATTCTCGCAAACTCGATCGAGTAGCTCGACCAAGACAGGATCCAGAGCCGGGGGATCAGCTTGCTCCACGCGCAAACGCGCTGCCAACTGATTACGACCCATCGGATCGTCTACGTCGGGATAAGTGTTAAGTGAGCGGGTAGCTCCGGTGTACATACCGCCTTGCTCAGGCTCAATGCGAGGAGCACGACCCTGACTGAATCTACGCAGTACTTGTGCAACCATCGGGGCCGCAGCGGCCTGTTCATCAGGGGTCTCGGGCATAGGAAGCCCCAGCATCCGAGACGCTAATGCATAATCTGCCCTAGAAAACACCGGAACCTACAGCGACTGATAATTCCATTGTACTCTGTATTTTTAGAACGTCGCCTGGAGTAACTTCTAGCGTCAGACAGATCTTCTCAAGAACATCAGGAGAAGGAATATACGTAGTATCGCTGCAGATCTTCCGCGTGGTAGTCGGAGATAAAGAAGCCAGCTTGCTTAACGCGAAAGAAGACAAGTCCTTTTGCGAAAGCAAGCCGTGCAGGTTATTTACCAGATAGCCACTGGCTGTATGTGCTGAGTAGAAAGGCATTAGCCAAGTTTTAGCCCCTCGGAGATATCGACTAATCCTGTGCCACTAAAGTGACCAAACGACGTGAGATCGATCTTAGGAGAAGAGATCAAACGCCAAGAGGGCATCTCGCTTTGGAAACGGATGTCGTCAAGAAGAAGCCAACGATCTTTTTTCGGGAACTTGATTGTTGTTAACAGACTATAGAACGTCTTCTCGAATACACCGTCTTTAGGTCCATCGCACATGATGAAATCGGCATTAACAAGAAGTTTGGTAAATCTATTGAATACCTCACTTTTCTTAAGATCTTCTAAGTGCTGCGTAAGTCTCCCGCTCTCAAAATCGTCTTCTTTTAAGTAAGTAGTCTCGTATTTCTCCCACGGAGTTACATCAAACGTGGTGACCTTGTCGACGTTGGGCGAGTAGTCCAGCATCACCCGCGCAGATGTTCCGTAGTGCGTTCCAATATCGACCAAGCTGAGAGGTCCGTTCCTGCGGTCGAGATTAAAAACCAGACCAGCAAGAATCCGATAGTGGTCACCAGGGAAAGCGTTAGCAAAAGGGTTATCGCAATTAATACGGCATTTTGAAGCAGTCGAAACACTGTCAAGAACATAGTCCCAGCTATCGAAGTTCTGAGCCGCCGCGTCGTCGTCAGTCGACCAGCACTCGCTTGGGATCCTGTGGCGAACAGCTTTCATGATTAGAAACCGAGGTGTTTAGAGCGGACGAAGCCTAAGTCGTAAGTCGTGAAACTTACGGGCATATCCGGCAAGTTAAAAGGAGTCTTATTGGTCACGCCATCAACATGCGCTTGCCAGGCTTCGTTCCACTTGAGATGAAGATAACGCTTGTTCATCTCGTGTGCTCTGTGTACACCTTGAGCAATAGCCGGTTCAGACCTCCAGGTCTGTGAACCATCCGAATAGTCGTTTTTCTTGGTTCCGTGGTAGTAACCGTGGTCCAGACTAAGAACACGTTTCACATCGTCATGTATGAAGCGCATACCGTAATCCATATCCTCGCAATAGCCAGGGTATAGGTTTTCATCAAATAGACCGTAACGTTCAACCATCCAGTCTTTAAGGAGAAAGATATCCCAACCACCGCCGTTGCCGTGGACGATACCTACCTCTTTATCCTGAGCTTTCTCATTCATCTCCTTCAGGAACCCTGATTCGAACTGAACGTCGTGGTTAGCGATGACCCAGTAAGGAGCTTTCATAAAGCTCTTGATAATCAAGTTCCATGCGCCACTACACCCGACATTCGCAGGCAGGTGACAGACGTGGACGTTCTCGACGTACTTATTAGGGATCTCCTTAAGCAAGTCGACCTGATCGTCGATCTGCCCTCTTCCGTTGTTATTGAACACAACAAAGTGCTCAACAGGGTAATCGATGCTCATGAAGAGCCGATGCAGCCAAAAAGGAGTATTTACGATCGCAGTCCCGATAACAGGGATTTTATTCATCGCCAGTTAGCAATAGCAGTATGCTAACACAAATCTAAGTTTTTACCATCCGAATCAATCTGAGACTGAAGGTGTCTGTAGAACGCACCTCTCTTGGGTTTAAAGGTGCGATCAGGCTTCTTTGGTTGAGGCTCTCGTGGCCCTCTCTTGTACACCTTGCGTCCCCAGTCATCTAAATAATACAAGCCTCCTTTCTCCCCACGGAGCCATTCCCTTTCCCACTTGCTCTCAGGCACGTCTCTGTCTGTCATGGTTTTATCAGATACTAATATGCTTCCAGCGTCGTCCTGTATCGATCTCATAGATTGTGTGGTAAGTCACACCATACTCACTAGCGATATACATTCTCTTCCTGCCTTCCTTAAGCAGGGTTTTAATTCTGATGACATCATCCTCAGTGAGCCTAGCGTTACAGTTTCCGCTACCTCTAGTCTTCTCAGACGTGAACATCTGAGGGAGATTCTTCTTGCACTCCTTACAGACGTGGTTATCCCCTTTACGAGTGTTCTGGGAGTAACGAAGCAGTCTGACTCCACATCCACTGCAGGTCAGCTCTAACTTTCGCTTTCCAAAAACAATTCCAGCGTTGTGCATCTCCCAACGCTTATCTGCTGCTTCTTTGGCTTTGCTGGGTTTGTCGAAGTTTTTCATAAAAAGAAAGTTGGTACCCGCTGTCGGATTCGAACCGACACTGGACGAGGCTTAAACTCGGCGTCTCTGCCAATTGGACTAAGCGGGCTTGTTAGAGGGATGACCACAGAAGGAATCTAGTGCGCTCGGCAGGCACTAAGAGCCAAATGGCAAACAGTTCAAATACTGTTACTATGCTGATGCTCAGAAAATCTTAAAAGTGGCAGCTTCCTTTAAAGACCTGATGGGTCAGCTCAAAGAAGACACAAGAGTGAAAGTCGAGAAGCAAGTACAAGCTGTGCCAGTGATGGAAGGCAAGAAAAAACTGGACGACAAATATAACTTCACCGAAGGCTGGTATGACGCACTGCTAAACAGCGAATACCTCATCCAACACAACAACGAAGGCCAAACAATCGATCTTATGCCTGAAGAGGCAAAGACGATCGTGGAGATTGGCTGCTACGAAGGTGCTTCTTCTTGTTTCTGGTCTGATTATTACCTCGATCACGAAGATTCTCGCCTAATCACCATCGATCCCTTCACCGGTAGTGAAGAACATCTCCGAGATCCTGGAAAATATGCAGGTTTGAGCACTCTGGAGACCACAGCTCGTTCAAACATCGCAAAATCTAAGAATGCAGGGAAAGTTGAGGTCCTCAAAGGGTACTCACACCTGATTTATCCCCACCTCTTCCACCGTTATGGCGAAGAACCTTGGATCGATATCCTCTATATCGATGGGGCACATGATTCGACTTCGGTTGCTCGTGATGTTTGCCTGTATGTGCCTATGGTTAAGCCTGGGGGCGTGGTGTTCTTTGACGATTATGCCCACCCCGACGTCCGACGAGCCGTTGACATGTCTCTCAATGCTTTTGCAGCCTTCGATCTAGCGATCTTTACAGGTTGGCAGCTGGTGGGAGTAGTCAGCGACTACAAAAGATCCCACGGAGAGGAGTAATGCCCTTCTTATTCGCTCTGATTGCGACACTCAACGTCAATCACACGCCGCATCACTGGCACATGTCCTGTGAAAGGTGGCAAAAACGATCTCAAGAGATCATGGTTGACGAAAACTTACCGTACTCAGAGCGGATAAAGATCGTTTACTACCTCCGCACAAAGGTAAAAGGAGACTGCCCAGTGTTGTCCTGATGTCGACGAACGATTTAGGACTACTCGTCTTGTTTCTTTTACCTCTAATGCTTCCTTCGCTGCTGATTCTCTTAACATTTGCCGAAGGCGGCTGACGCTTCAGGGCCGATCCCTTGTCAAAGTCGGCCCATTCACGGAAACCAACAGCTGTGGCGGCTCATGTCACAACTGAGGGGACCTGGTTTCATCCCTTTTATACCGTCTCGCGAGCACTGCGTCCACAGAGAAATCTACAACAGCATTGCGTCCCGATCGTTTTTCTTTAAAAACTCAGACCCACCATCTATCTCCTTTGCCCTTTAGGCCCTTGGTCCTTTTTTCTACTTCAGCTTATCGCTCGACAGTAAAGACAATATAGTGGCAGTTGCAACACCAAACAAGTTTTCCATACGATTCGCTAAGTCTGGACATGTATCAGCGACCCGCGCACTCCCATTAAGTTTCGCTTGCTGCCCACACAAGATTATCGCCAGGATCACAGCAAGACCCTGATAAACGAATACCCCAATTAAAGCCCTTAATAAAAAGAGTTTCGGACGAAACTCCCCCGGCGTCATTACAGATTACTAAAAGTACCCTTCAGCAAATTCAGACCATCTCGCGCACGTTCAGCAACTGCATCAGACTCAGTCACATAAGTCTTACGCGCCATCCCCTCATCACCACTCAGTTCACTGACCACATCACCTAGATACTCGCCGGTCTGCACAGAACGCATAAAGCTACTGACATCACCTGGCACTGGTGCATCTACGTTCTGCGGCGCCATCGCATCGACGAAACGCCCGATACCGCCCCTCGTCGGATCACCTTCGTAATAGTCAGCGGGATTGCTAGGATCACCGCCAACAAAATCAAAGAAAGATCCTGCAAAAGGAGGATATGTTGCCTCCTCGACTCTTTCTTCAAACGTAACTGGACCCGGAATTGTTTCATCTCTCGGCGGGCCGCCCGTCGGATCTTCCGGTCTAGATTCCTTGTCGTCATCCTTCAGGTATCCACGGAGTTTGTTCAAAGCTTTCTCTGTACCGCCGCCCATTGAGGACTTGCCATACAGATCGTCGGCATAGTCTAGAACCATCCGAGCAACGTCAGACTTAGACCCACCGCGATCGATACCTGCATCAAAGGTCCTGCGCACGTCCATCGCACTAAAGCGATCTTTCTTCGGATCCTTCTGGGAACCAGCGCCTTTAGCCTTGCGGTCGTAATTAGCTAAGTATTTTTGAAACGACTCATCGTCAAAAGCCATGCGGCCCATATCTAATACCCATCAGTAATATCTACTCTAGTTTAATCAACGACCAAAGATAAGCTCACTCAAACCAAACTCACCCCGGCGTGGATTAAACCGTTCACCAGCTAAATCAGTCCTAGCGCGAATACCATCTGTAATGCGCTCGATTGGGTTCCGCTTCTTCGTCACAGTTAATTCTGGTGTAACCAGCTCACCAGAACCAGAAGGAAGCTCATCCGCCATGCCAGTCCTTTCCCGAGTACCAAGGAACTGACGAACCTTCGGAACAATACCCTCACCAGTCTCTTGCCTGACAACTTCATCAGCAGCCTCGACAACTGAAGAACCAATCAGACCGGCACCAATACCTGGAGCAAACGGTGCAGCCGGACCAGCCAAGATCGGAACTGCGGCGGCAGCAACAGGAAGACCCTCAATAAACTCCTTAGCCATGTTTTGGTACATAGCCACGGGGCCTTGCTCGTAACCCAAACGCACTGACTGAGCACTAGGAATCAAATCAGCAGCACCAGGCGCAAGAGAAGCCGGAACCTTTCGGACATTTTTTGCCAAGCCTTTCAATTCGAGACCTTGGACTCCCTCTGGCGTCAGACCAGGTACCAGGGTTGAATAAAAGCGTGGTTGAGATTTATACGGAGCAGCGGGCTTAGATTCGGCTAAATCCTTGAAAACATTCACTGAACCAACCAAAGGCGTCTCAGGTCTTGTGATTTGCAAAGGAATCGCCTTACCTTCGTTGTCGATGTAGGTGTACTGATCATTAAACCGGTCAGTCGGACCATAACCACTCAGCGTATAAGCCTTACCGCGAAGGTTCGGAGCCTGAACACTGGCATCAACGAAAGGTTGAACTTGCCTGAGATAACTACTGGTCTTCTCGTCTAACCCTTCTTCATACGCCTTTTGGAGCAAATCGCTATTAGCCATAGGCGAATTATTTAAAATCGAGCCTCCACGCCTGTCTGCCATCGACGCTTCTTGAACAAAGCGCATAACAGGACGTTGCACATCGTCTGGTAGTTCTTTGGCGTCATAGCTCATATCGTCTTCACCAGGGGTCGCGACCTTAAAAGCCACGCTCGCTGGCTCAAGACCGGGGTTATCTTTTAGAAACCGGACAACATTGCGTGAAACTTCAGCATCATCAGGAAGGTCAGTGAAGTCTTGTAGACGCCCATAAGAAGCTCCACGGGAGACATCGATTCTCGTACCCGGATTATCGGGATCGAACTCTGCGTCATCAATGTAGTCGGTCGCGGAATAATAGGTGCGTTCTGTGTCATTGTAAGGAAGAGGTCTTTGAATACCTGGGTAATCCCTTTCTAATGCTTCTCTTGACCTGAAATCCGAAATAGCAGTCGCATCTAAGTAATCTTTAGCCCTCTGATTGATGTACTTAATATCATCATCCGTCCCAGGATTCACATAACCACCGCCGCCAATGATTGGTTTGTTGGGTTGAAACGCTGGTTTCTCTACACCACTGAGGTCTTCGCCGTAACCACGCAGGATTTCACGGGCAGCTTCCTGTTGCCGAGCATCACCTGACGTATAAAGTTCTTCAGCACGCTTGACGTCAGCATAAGCTCTAGCTGCATCTGCGCTGTACTCATCGTCATAGTCATACAAGTCTTCAAGGACACTTGTATAAACCTTCGCCCGATCACTTGGATCGGAGTACATCTGAGCTAAATCGGTGTACTGCTTGTACTTATCGAACGACTTAGGGTCAATGCGCGTGGCAACAGTACCCCTGTTTTCTGCAGGAGTCTTGAGCATACTTTCAAGCTCGGGGTATTTCTGCAGCAAACCCTCGATACGCTTTCGATCACCCTGCGCTCGAATGTCTTGGATAACCTTATTTGACTCATCAATCTGATAATTAAGCCCAGGGATCGCAAGTTGATTACCACCGCCAGGCAACGTCTCACCGATTCCGTAAAACCTAGTCTCCTGAGGTCTAGTAGCTAACTCATAATCAACTAATGGTTCTCCACGTTCTCTCCTTGCACGACGTTCTTCAGCCCTCTGCCGCCCACGGATCTCATTAACAACGGATTCACGACCCTCTTCACCAAGTGCCTCAAACACCTGGGGTAACATAGAACTCCTTATAAAATCAATATCATCGAAATACTGACTAGAAGAACTAGCTTCCTCCATTAAAGGAAAGCGCCTCTGCTGCTGCAAAGGACCCTGTGTCGCGAATCTTGCTCTCTGGCGTGGTGCGTTATTAACTTCTTCCACACGAGGATTATTCTCAGCTTGCCGACGCCGCCGTGAATTTTCTTTATCTAATACCCGATAACCAAAATCCGACGAGGTCATCTACAACTACATAAACCCTTCTACCAGTTTATATAGTTCAGGCTCTACCAGATAAAGCCTCGACGATTTTACGGCGTAAGTTATCTCGACGCTCGGTGTAACCAGGAATCACTCGCTCGGTTGCAGCGGGGACTTGGCTGCGAGGAATCTCACCGATGTACTCAATCATGAACTCCTGAGGGTCCCGAATAAATTCTTTGAGTAAAAGCTCTTCAGTTCCCACGCGGTGTCCAAGCCAGATATACCATTCTAATCAGAGCAGCCCGACTCACCAACTACCCTGGTGCGTATGGTATGCTTTATGCACGCCTCACAAGAGGCTTACCTAATGAACGTCCATGACTTTTACTACTCCCCCCGTACGACGGGTCAGTCAACCTATTGTTCACGAGTATCCACTCGAACAATTCATCCAGCTCAAGACCCAAGAGGTGTACGACACACTCTCGGAACAGGCTTTCGAACTAGCCAACAACATTACACTGGCTGACTTGTTGAAATCCGACGTCGCTAGGTGCGAAGTCATCTCCCTGCTTGCAAATATTCCCAAATACTGGAAGTACTACGGAGTTAACAACAACGTCGAATCTGATATTGTCTCTCAAGTGGGAAATATCAAAGACTTACTTCCACGAAAGACCTATAAATCTGCCTTCGCCGCAATCGCAAGGCTCAAAGAAGACACTCGTTCGGCGCGAATCGAAACCAGTGCTATTTCAAACCGCCAAAAACAGCTAGAAAAGCCCGTTATTAAACGTGCTGAGCCCCTCAAGGAGTCAGTTATAAAGGACTTCATCTGCAAATATGTCGAAAACGTCCAAACGAGCGGAAAACAAAGCTTCAAGTACGAAAATTTGTGTACTTGGATCAACCACAAGTACACCAAAGGAGGCGAAATCAGGCTTGCAGAGTCCGATCTGGTGAAATGCAGTGCTAATACACCGACTTGGAAGAGCGCTGTGTCTAACGCGCTCCAGAAATTCCAAGATCACGAGCTTATTAAGTACCGGAAGATCAAGGACGACTGGTTTATCTTCCCCGACTAGGCTCAAGTAGTAGGGATCGCCTCCTGAGTATTTAACAGTCCAAACCAGTTCACTCCGATGGCACGGTTTAACAGGAAGTTTCAGCACCCCGGTCTAGTCAGCCGGGGTTTTTTAATCTCTAAACCCCTCTTCATCCACGAACCATTTGCGTTTTGTGGTGAACCAGTTGGCTAAAGAGTCCGGATCCTGCGGTCCCACCAGGTGATCGCTTGTATCTGGCTCGCCAATATCCATGTCATCGAGAAAAGCATCCAAACCGCCCTGTGGTTGCTCACCCCTATTGGCTTCTCTACGCGCTCTACGCAGCATCGCATCAGCGCTGTGGTTAGCTTTAGCGAGCTTTTGGACAAAAATTATATCTTCTAGTTGAACTTCGGCGTTATTAGCGATCCGGTTGCAGATATATTCGCAACGCTTACGAAGCTCAGTTGAAAGCATCACGACATTCTCAATAGTCGCAGTCTACTGATCTCCTAGTAATAACTCCAAAATCCCTCGATCTAGCTCTGTTTTGATGTGTTTGAGCGTTAACTGCTCTTCTGGATGACCTCCGGGCCAATTTTTCAAATATTCGATAACGGCTGCCCTTAAGAGCCTTGCACAGACCACGTCGGTCGAAAACTCAATTCGGTCCTCGGAGTTTTCCATAACTTATTCTACGCGCCGAATTTTTTTAAAAACAGCTGTTATTATGCTGATACCCAAAAGTTTTGACCCCGATTTACCTGGAAGATACCCAAACCCTTCTCGCCCGCGCCGTGTATATAAGCGTATATATAAAAAAAGGCGTAAAAATTTATAGGTTGCGGGGTGCCAGGGGGTGGGGATA